GCTTAACAGAGCGAACTTAGGTATGGAAGTGATGCACGAGCGTAATGCTCACAACTTCCCACTTGATCTCGCTGCTGCTGAGGTAACAGAAGTTGCTTTACTAGCACCTGCAATTGGATAAAGTCGTATATTATTTCGACTTTTGATTACCAAATACCCCGAAAAAAAATCGGGGTATTTTTTTGGTCTGCAGGGATTTTAAAAATATGCTATACTAAATACTATCACTCACCCCCTACCACTGGCAATGGACTGGGATCTAGAATTACACGCAGAAAAACTCCAGCATATGTTAACAGTCTACCAAGATCACATCGAGGAACTAGAAGCAGAAGCAAAGGAAATGCAGAAGGAGATACTCTTTCTGAAAGAGCAGCTTGACTTAAAAACACTTGGTTATGAGAAGTATGAAGACCTTAATTCACGAGGGTAAAGTAAAGAGTGTCTATGACTGTCCTGGTGATGCCCAGAAGGTCGAGATGCTTTTTCATGATAAAGTTACAGCATGGAATGGTAAGCACGTAGAATACCCTGAAGAGAAGGGTGCTACGTGCTGTTTAATTTCTGCGTTACTCTTTGAGGTGCTAGAAAAGGAAGGTATTAGGACACACTACCTTGATCTACCATCACTTAACACTATGGTGTGTAGGAAACTAACTATCATACCTGTTGAGGTTATCGTTAGGAACATTGCTGCTGGTAGTATCGTAAAGAACACCAACATAACAGAAGGACAGTTAATTAATCCACCTATAGTGGAGTACTTCTTAAAGGATGATGCTAGAGATGATCCTCTCCTTACATATGATAGAGTAAGACTGATGGGTATTGACCCTGAACCTATGAAGGAGCAAGCACTGCTAGTTAACTATCAGTTGCAATCCTTATTCACCCTTATGGGTATTGACCTTGTAGATTTTAAATTGGAGTTTGGACACGATGCTCACGGCGATTTATTCCTGGCTGATGAACTATCACCTGACAACATGCGACTCTGGAAAAAAGATACGAAAGAGAGATTCGATAAAGATCTTTTTCGTAAAGATGAAGGAGACATTGTAGAAGCATATAAGAAAATACTATTACAACTGAGGCAGTTCGCATGAAGATTACTCAAAAGATTATTGATGATCTCACTGAGGCATTAGCACACACCAAGAAGGATGGTACTGAGAACTGGAAAGATGGAGATGAAATAGATGTCTGTCTTGCTGGTACATTTGCAGCAGATAAATTTATTACATTGATCAATAGATCCAAATGAAAGTAATCAGAGACTGTATCTCTCAGAAACTACATGATGAATTAAATACTGAGATCAGATCCTTAGCAGGTCATCAGGTTTGGTTGTCTAGTGCAGTAGACTGGTGTGATTCCATCAAGCAAGGTGTTCAGGGTAGTACATTGACTACACCTATGCCTGATGGATTATGTCAGATGTTAGAAGAAGAGATAAAGGAACACTTACCTCCCTATGATAAACTGAACTGTTCTTTTTATATTTGGCAAGCAAACTCTGGTATTGCCATGCATAATGACAACAACTATAAGTTTGGTGGTACTATCTACCTCAATGATGAGTGGTATCCTCAATGGGGTGGGTTATATGTGTGGATAGACAAGGGAGCACCAGCGGATGCTGTAGGGCATGCTTTACTGCCTAAGGCTCGGACGTGTGTCCTAAATAATCAGAGTGAGTACCATATGGTAACCCCAGTGTCACCATATGCTCAAGCACCACGATTTACAGTACAGTTTAGATCTCAATGACGTTAGGTCATACATGTTATAGTTCTGGTCCGATTCCACTTCTACCAGACGGTGCAATACCTGGTCAGAACCCTGCTCAAACTCAGGGTACACCTCCACCAGTACCTGTCACGCAGCCTGGTGCAGAGATTAGAACCATAGTTGGTACATGTTATGGTCCCCCGTTACCTTTAACACCATCAATAGATATACCTCCCTATAGACAGGGACCACAGACACCTCCACCTACCATAGATCCTGGTGAAACTATAAGGACTATCGTAGCGAGATGTTATCCACCTATTCTTCCTCCTCCAGTTGGTCCACCACCAGATGGTCCTCCACCACCTGTTATAGACCCACCTAATTTCTGTGACATTATACCTTGGGAAGAGTTGGGTTTAGAGATACCATCTTTCTGTGGTCAGTTAGATATTATAATTACACCACCCAGTCCACCACCTGATCTACCTCCATGGTGGGGAAAGGGTGCTGACTGTAAGCGTCTAGCACCACTGTTAGACATGGATCCCCCTGCTGCACGTAAGCATGAGGACTGGAACCAGAGTGCATTACAACCACCAGACGGTAAGAAGTTTGTCTGGGTTGTGCTTAGAGACTATGGAACAGGTGTAGATGCAGTACGTAAGGGTGAAGAATTAATATGTGACAACGAACAGCACCCACAAAACCCTGACTGGGGTGATTGTGTAAAGGATGCTATCGAGTGTCTATTTAAACCATATATTACTGGTACATGGAGACCACCTACTGCCAACTGTGAGACACATTATTTTAGAGGTCAGAACTCTACTACAGGTAAGATCTGTGTTAAGAACTGCTTCCCAAATCGTATGCCTATCTATGAGTACAGGAAAGGTGCTCCAGTAGGTAACATACAGATCATGCCTTTTGGTAGAGGATTCCATAACCGTAGGTTTGTTACTACTAGAGCAGATGGTTCGTGGAATGAAAGAAAGGTACGTTGTGAAGGTGGTAACGCAGTCTTTAATAGTACTACTACACAGACACAAACTTTTACTGCCAATGGATTGACTATCACTGTCAAGGTCACACCTATAGATGATGGTGGTGAGTATGATAGTAGATGGTGGGTTGAGTCATGGTCAGGAACCATGCCTGCTATTGGTACTACATGGGAACACTCATGGAATGCTGGTAAAGGTACAGTATATGTAAAGGTTACTGTTGTTGATGGTGCTGACAGTGGACAAGATCATAGTTATGGTAGAGAGATGGTAGCACCTGCAGGGTATGATCGTGTTCATACTGGACCTGCTTTCCATATCTTACAGTACCCTGAGAGGGGCACAGTGCCTCTGTATAAGTTCTATAGTCCCACGACTATAGATACTTTCCTTACGACCAATCCAGGTGCTCCAGACACCGAAGGTGCTGGTGAGAGAGCGACTATGGATGCTGCTGGCATGTCACAAGGTGAGATATTAGGGTATGCCTTTAAGAATAAAGAGGATGCCATTGCATACTTGGGTGAAGACGAACAGATAGTGGAATTGCATAGGTATTTTGCTAACTCTGTTACTAACAGTGCATATAATGACCACATGTATTCCATTGTACAGCAGGGTACTGAGACTCCTCCCAAGTATGGAAAGCGTCAGACATATAGACTACCCACTAACCCTAAGACTTCATACATCGTTTCATATAAGATGATGAAGCCTGCTGCTTCTTATAAGAACTCATGGGGTGTTGTTATACACAATAAGGAATGTACTGAGATCTACTGGACTAAGACCATCGAGTCTAATGTTAACCAGAACAGTGAGTTCAGACAGTTTGAGGTTCCATTGTCTGTTCTTAAGACACATCCTGGTCAGGAGATGGGATTCTATCTCATACCTGATGGGCATGACTATAGTGTAACTAATAACGATGCACCTCAGTTCTATCCGTCTGGTGATGGGTGGAAGAGGACAGGAGGTAGTGCTCAGAGTGATTGGGTGTTCTTCTCTGATCCTCAGATGAATCCAGGTAATAGAAATAAGACCAAGTGGGTAGGTAACAACTGGCAGTGGTGGGAAGATTTACTTGCTGGTGATGATGACTACGATGACTTTAAGGTACACTATGAGGTATTAGCAGGAGGCGGTGCCTATTATTATGAGGGTGTACAGTGCTATGTCTTTGCAGATCCTGCACCAGAGAAGATACTTGTTGATATAGTTGAGAAAGATAATTGTTCTACTAATCTATTTGATGGTACCTTTGATGATGTACTGTTGACTAGATCAGATTGTGGTCCTCTAGCACCACCTACCACGTGGACTGCAGAGAGTACCATTATGGGATGTGGTACATGTACTGGTGACTATGTAATGGACATGCATAGAGAGCAGACATTGACCTGTCTTAAGAGTGCTTCTCTGCAACTGAAATCATTTGGTTGTATTATCTCTGCACCTGAGCAGGAGTGTATGACCTTTAGGTTCCTTGTTAAGAAGAATGGTGCTACCGTAGTCGATGAGACCTATGAGTTAACAACCTTCCCCTTTGTTGGTATGGATATAGGTAACTCCTTTAGTGTTGCTAAGAATGATACCGTAACCTTTAGGTTGGAATCAATTGACTCTGGTCCTTATTTCGGTAATGCATCTGCTAACTTTATATTCATGGTGAATGGTGCTGAGTTCACTGGGTCATGGTCTGCTAGACTGGGTACTATATCTGCTGATGATAAGATTGCTGGTCGTGCTGAGACCTATGCTAGTAATCCCTATGGTGGTGGATCTATTAAGAAGATGTCTGTTGAGGTGTGGGATCACGAGAAGAAAGAGTGGAGTCCTGCTGTTAATGTTTGGGATAATGGACAACAGAATACTAATAATGCTAATGGTCAGACAGCAGATTGGTCTAATGTATACTTCAGTGGTAACACTTGGAACTGTTCTGGTTTAGACCCATGTCCTGCACCATACTATGAGAATGGTACGACGGATCGTAATGGACATGTACTTACTACTCGTATTAATGCCAATGGTCAGACTACTAATGATGGTATCCAGTACGACAAACTATTTGGACACTCACGTGGTCTGATCATGAAGGCTTCAGAACCTAATGTCAGGAACACCAGTGACCTAGGTAACATGACTGACTGGGTGCACCATTCTATAGGTGACGGTTATACTTCTTGGTTCATTAACAAACAGTTATCCAAGGCAGGTGATGCACAAGATGCTATCAATGACATAGATGCTGTGTATTCAGCAGGTATACAGGCATGGAACGGTGCTGTAACTGGTCCTGCATACAATGGATCCTATAGTAAGATGGCATTCTTCCACGACTATGTACTAGGTGCTGCATTGGATGGTACATTTAGAACCTTGGTACAACCAACAGGTAAGGTACGCATGGCATTCTGGCCCTATGCTGACGAGGGTGATGAGGATGCAAGAGATAGGTGGGGTTGTGCTATAGAACTATTCGGTTTGGTTAATGCTGGCAGTAACTATAGACAAGGAGACCAATTTGAGTTAGTATGGCCACCTAGGCAACCAAAAGACACTGCTTATCAAGCACTGCCTGGTACTACTCCTTACTTCCCTAAGGATGACCCCTCTTATTCTTTCCCAGACAGGTTAGAGTTATTAGTACGAGGGGAGGAGGATCCAGAGCAGTTCACACCTAGAGAAGCATTCTATCAAGAGTCACACAACAGAACCTCTAACGTTTGGTTACTCTGTCAACATAAGATAGATAGAGTTAGATTTAGAATCACCATTGATGAGATTACAACATGAGTAACGCTGAAGGATTTGGACCAAGAGCAACTAAGGCAGACAGAGATCTTTATAAGTCTGCTAGAGAGTTGTCTGCTATTCATAAGGTTCTTAGGAAGAACCCAAGCGATAGTGCTGGTCGTCGCAAGATGTTAAAGCAACTGAAGAGATACTATCGTGGTCCTCTTGCTGAACTAGATCGTATTGACATGAAGGAACCCACCTTCCCTAAGGATGCTGAGTGGATGAAGACAGATGAGGAGATAGAACAGATAGAACAAGATCAGAAGGTTCAGATCAATACAGATAAACTTCGTCAATCATTGGGTAAAGATGTTTCAGAAACTAATTAACCCTAAGACTGAAACCTATAAGTTAGTTAAGCAGTTCGCACTATCACCAGAGTTTCCATGGTTCTACGTGGAGAATGCCACACCACAGGATGTATCTGATGATAAGTTCCAAACTGTACCCTTCTACAGTCATGTACTGATAGCAAGACCTAAGTGGCAGGGCATAGGTGGTAACTATATGTTCCCTGAACCTCAGTCAGAGCATTTAACACAGTTCTACCCTCTATTAGAGGAGATTATGGTTGCGAATGAGATACCAGTCACCACATTGCTCAGATATAATGTGAACTGTACTCATCCACAGGAAGATGATCGGTTATCCACACCACACATCGATCACCCCTATCCTCACAAGAATATAATTGTGTACCTCCAAGGCGAAGGTGACACAGTGTGTTTCCCAGATGGAGTTGATCCATCATGGTCAAATGCTGACAGTTTTACACCAGAAGAGGATGATGTGGTAGTATTTGAGGGACTTCACTGCATGAGACCACCCGAAACAGGGAGGAGGATTGTTTTAGTTGCTACATTCATTTAGTTTCCCCAAGTTCACGCCAGTTTCTCAACTGGCACACTTGACAGGATTTTAAAAGTCTGTTAGTATAAATAACTTAACATAACAACACAGGACTCGAAAGATCGTACCCCTGCGTCGAATGTTTAAAGATTTCCATGTCGAGGAAGTCAAACATCCGCAGGGGTTTATCCTTGCGAGACACTACACATCTATTATGTCTATTAAATCAACAATCGCTGCTATCGCAGCAAGCCCTTTTCTACTCGCTGGAGCCGCCTTTGCTGGTCCTTACGTGAATGTAGAAAGCAATCTATCATATCCTGATGGAGACTATTCTGCCGCAACTACCGACGTTCACGTAGGTTATGAAGGTGGAGAAGGACAACTCGGCTACTACGTACAAGCAGGTCCTGCATTTGTACATAGCGAATCTGCTTCTGATACAGAAACAGAATTCTCAGGTAAGGTTGGTCTTAACGTAGCTGCTACTGAATCTCTTGGAGTATACGGCGAAATCGCTGGTATCTCTAATGGCGAAGACAGTGGTGGAGACACCATCATTGACTGGGGTGCTAAAGTTGGTGCTAAGTTCACTTTCTGATCACTGATCAATATAAACTAAATAGGGTGTCTCATGACACCCTTTTTTATTGGAGAATAAACATATGGCAAATCCTGGTGGTACAGTAATCTACACCCGAAGTGGGTGTCCCTATTGCACAAAGATAAAAGAGGTGTATAATGCTAAGGGATGGCCCTTCACTGATTACTCTCTAGGCAATCAGTTCACACGTGAACAGTTTAAACAGGAGTTTGGTCAGCAGGCAACGTTCCCTCAGGTACTCATCAACGGTCAACGTATTGGTGGGTGTACAGAAACAATTAAATTTCTAAGGGAGACTAAGCAACTCTGATGCCTAACTACGACCCTGATAATGAAGCTCTTTACTCTTTGTTAGATAAAGCGATTGACACTGCGATGATCCAACAGAAGTTTCTTTTTAACATGAAGAAATATCTTGAGGATCATTCGTACACTCGTAAACAGACGAAAGAATTGTTAGAATCTTCAGTCATGAATGAGGTTGTCACTAACACTGGCGATCTCAATGGGTACTTAGACGGTGATAAGCAATGCAAAGAAGCATACGGTCACCTAAAGAAGGTACAGGTGGTTAAGATTCGTAATTATCTTGCTAAGATAACAACGGATGTTCATGAGTACTATGCTCATCGAAAACCAGGCAGACCTAAAGGTTCTAAAAACAAGAGAAAGAAGGCATCTAAATAAAAAAAAGTAAGGGAGTATCCGTATGGAACATTTAGATTTTTTATACATTTCTCTCTTTCTGACCATCGGAAGTTTTCTACTAGGGTTCCTAGTATCTTGGAACATCAAAGCAGTCTATGATTCATGGGTTGCTAGAGCAGACTATGCTGCTATGGTCATGCACCCTGAAATGTATGACGAACATGGCGCACTAATTAGTCCTGACGAGTTGATGTACTTGCGAATTACTGACGATGATGATACAATTGATGATGACGATGAGTAAACTATGAAATTATTAATTTCTGAGGTGCTCCAGAAGGCACACAATGCCAAGACTAAGGCAGAGAAGGTGAAGATTTTACGTGATAATAAGACAGATGCACTACTGTCTGTCTTTATTATTAACTACGATGAGTCTGTTGTCTCTCTACTACCTGAAGGCAATGTACCTTACCGAGAGAACGAAGCACCCGAAGGTACTGAACATACCAAACTGGAACATGAAGCGAGACTTCTATTCCATTTCTTTAAAGGTGGATCTAATTTACCTGGTCTTAAGAGAGAGACCATGTTTATTCAGATGCTAGAAGGTTTACATCCTTCGGAATCACAAGTTATTATCCTTGCTAAGGATAAGAAACTCAATACTAAGTATAAAGTAACCAAAGCCTGTGTAACGGAAGCATTTCCAGAGATTACATGGGGCGGTAGGTCATGAACCTCAAGATATTAGTGCAAGGATGCACTGACGAGGACGTAGCAGATAAGAAACTACCAGTCCATTCATATGTGGTATCATATGTGAAGGAGGATAAAGTTTGTCGTGACATTGTACTCGCTGGTAGTAAAGGAACGGTAGAGATCTTTGATCACTACTGGGACCTCTACAAGGAGGGGTTACAAGGTTGGAAACAAACTAATGGTCGTGTACCAGTGAGTAGATGGAACAATCAACGCAAGGTGGAGGAGAAACCAAAACCCAAAAGGAAAAAATGAATTCGATATATGATTTTGCAAAAGGTAACAAGACCGATGAGATCGACAAGGAGTCTAAGATTCTTGGAGCACAAGCTGCTACTGCGATCTTGGGTATAATATTTGGACCTTTTGTAGTGTGGGCAGCATGGAATGTAGTGATGCCAGCACTCTTCGGACTACCTACTATAGGGTATGTCTATTCTTTAGCACTTTATGTACTTGTTAAGACCCTGAAATGACAGATAAAGTATGTGTAATCTCCGTCACTCCAGATGCTGAGAGAACTATAGGATACATAGCACGTGTATCTAACCCAAAGAACCAGGACAACGAGAAGGTCTCTGGTCTTTTAAAGTATTGCATTAAGCATGGACACTGGTCTATCTTTGAGCAAGCACACATGACTGTTGAGATTAATACAACACGTGGACTTGCTGCACAGATACTGAGACACAGGTCATTCACATACCAAGAGTTCAGTCAGAGGTATGCTGATTCATCTTTACTATGTGATGAGATACCACTACCAGAACTAAGAAGACAGGACACTAAGAACCGTCAGAATAGTATCAATGATCTTGACCCTAAGGTGGTCAACAAGTATGAGATACTCATGGCAGATCACTTCAGACATGGTATGGATCTCTATCAGCAGATGCTTAATGATGGTATCGCTAAGGAGTGTGCTAGGTTTGTACTACCACTAGCGACACCCACTAGGTTATACATGACAGGTAGTGTACGTAGTTGGATTCATTATATAAACTTACGCTCTGCTAATGGTACTCAGAAAGAGCACATGGATATTGCTAATACTATTAAGAGACACTTTGTGTGTCAGTTTCCAGCAGTAGCAGAAGCATTGGAGTGGTGTGATGATGATTGTGACTGTAAAGAAGAGGATTATTGGGGTGATACACAACCCTGCCTACGTATAGATTGATGGCAGAAGTAGTACCAGCATTCTCATCACCCATCTATGTGACAGGTGAGGACAGAGACTTTCCAATGATTAACTGGGAGTGTCTAGAGTTCACACCATATAATATAGAGAGTGTGGGATACCGTACAGTTGATCAGCATGTTTTAGACTCATTCCCTGACTTAGAGGGGTGGGTCTTTCAGCATGTATTGGACTATGTTATTGGTGCAATGGGAGTTGATCCTGATATCCATTGGCCTGAGATAACATGCTCATGGATCAACAAGTATAAGAAGGGACAAGCATCAGTACCTCACCACCATGCTAACAGCATGTACTCAGGTAATATATTCTTGCAAGGAGACACAGGTAACCTAGTGTTTGAGAAACCTAAACATATGGTTGTAGAACCCACGCTCTCCCAACAGAACCTATATAATTCTACTAGCTTTACTTTACCACCAATAAAGTCAGTGCTATGTATGTTTCCGTCTGATCTTATGCATCATACCTTGCCAAATGAATCAGAATCGGATAGAATAACACTCTCCTTTAATGTAATGGTTAGAGGACAACCACGATGGATAGAAGACAATGCCAACGTATGATTTTAGAAACAAAGAGACAGGTGAGATCATCGAGAACGTAGTCATGTCTATGCATGACCTCGATAAATATAAGGAGGAGCATCCAGAGTTAGAAAGATACTTTGGTAACCAAGCTCCAAAGGTTGCCTATGGCTTACCTAAGCAGTCAGATGGATTTAAAGATGTGATGAGTAAGATACAATCTAATCATCCTGCCGCTGACTTATCAAGATTTACTTAAATTATGGCAGTAAAAAAGCGTAAGACAACCTCTCAAAACAACAGCAGAAGTGCTAAAGCAATGAGACGCAAGAAGCCTATAAACATAGACCAACTTAAACAGATCGAACCGATAGGTGACAATCAGAAGTTGGTCTTTGATTCCTTTAAAGAGGGTAAGAATCTTGTGTTGCATGGTGCTGCTGGTACTGGTAAGACATTCATCAGTCTTTACCTAGCACTGGAGCAGGTACTTGACTTATCGTCACCATATGAGAAAATATATATGGTTCGCTCTCTTGTACCTACGAGAGAGATTGGTTTCCTACCAGGAGATCACGAGGACAAGTCAAACCTATATCAGATACCTTATAAGAACATGGTGAAATACATGTTCGAGATGCCTGATGAACCTTCATTTGAGATGCTTTACGATGGTTTAAGAGCACAGCAGACCATATCTTTTTGGTCTACCTCTTTCATACGTGGCACAACATTTGACAGGTCTATTATAATAGTAGATGAGTTCTCTAACTTAAACTTCCATGAGCTTGACTCTATTGTTACTCGTGTGGGGCAGGACTGTAGGATTATATTCTCAGGAGACTATTCACAATCTGACTTAATCAAAACAGGAGAACGTCAAGGTGTGCTAGACTTCATGAAGATCCTCCAATCTATGCCGTCCTTTGAGACTGTAGAGTTTGGTATCGGAGACATCGTACGCTCTGGTTTAGTACGTGAGTACTTAGTCAGCAAAATCAATCTAGGGTTTCATTAATGAAAGTGTTTAATCATGTGGGTCCTGCGAGGAAGTTGGAAGAACTTCCCACCCAAAACGTTGACGGTAGACGATTTTATAAGTCTCCCGAAGGTCATTGGTATCCCTCTGTTACTACTGTGGTTGGTAAACAATCCATAGATGGTATAAAGAAATGGGAAGAGAGAATAGGTTGGGTTAAAGCAGAGAAGATTCGTAGAGAATCATCTTGGCGTGGTACTCAGTACCATACTATAGTGGAGTATTATCTTAACAATGACATTACGAAAGTTGAGAAGAGCGAGGGTCTTCCCTCGTACCTTTTTGGGTTTAGTCGTGAGATCCTTGATCGTATTGATAATATTCACCTTCTGGAAGCCCCTCTTTATTCTAATGATCTACGGATTGGTGGGCGTGTTGATTGTATTGCTGAGTTTGATGGCGAGCTTGCTATAATAGACTTTAAGACAACCAAGGACATCAAGAAGGTAGAATGGTTGGAGAAGTATTTTGTACAGGAAGCAGCGTACGCTTACATGTACTACGAACGCACTGGTGTGGAGGTTAAGAAACTTGTGACCTTATCTGTTGCAGAGAATGGTCAGACTCAAGTCGAAGAACGCTACGACAAGGCTCCTTACATAGACACATTGTGTGAGTGGATCAAAGAGTTTCAGATGGAATTTCTAACTGAAGCTGTAACTAATGGAGTCATTACAGAATGAAAGAGCTTGAGGAAAATTTTATGACACAAAGTAAATTCAGCACTCTGGTAGAACATACCGTACAGAATAGTAATGGTCTGATAAACTACATAGAGGCAGTCGCAGCAGTCTGTGACGACTATGATATTGAGATAGAAGTCGTTAACAAACTGATCTCTAAACCACTGAAGGATAAGATCAAAGCTAACGCACAACAATTAAATTGTATCAAACGCACAAGTAGAGGGGTTTTACCATTATGAACGAAGATTTCTTCCGTTCTGAAGTGATACAGGCCGAACTAGATGATCTTCAGACAACATATAATGATTTGCTTCAGATGTCTAGCAAGTTAAACCAGTTAGACAAGTCTCAACAGTTGGAGCACATCAATAAAACATTAGAGTTGATTGCCAAGCAGAAAGTATTTTATGCTCGTCTTCAGTTGATGAGTAACTATGTCACAGACGATGAAGACGGAGAGTCATCAGACGTTAAAGAGGTGAAGGAAAGGATCGATCAGGTCAGTAACCTATACTCTGGTGGTAACAGTAATCTTTTAGATATATTACAGGCGATGGAGGATAAACTCCTGTGTTGGAAGAGGGATTTGGAGGGGGTTGACAACGCATAAATAGTATGCCATCATATGATGGTAAACAAGCCAAATACAAAAACACACGGAGAATACAATGTCATTTGCATCCCTTAAGAAGTCCTCTAGGTCTTCCATTGCTAGTTTAACAAAGGAACTAGAGAAACTGAACACTAAGGGTGGCGGTAACGGTCCTGACGAACGACTCTGGAAACCAGAAGTCGATAAGGCAGGCAACGGTTATGCTGTCATTCGTTTCCTTCCTGCTCCAACAGGTGAGGAACTACCTTGGGCACAGGTATGGTCACATGCTTTCCAAGGACCAGGAGGTTGGTACATCGAGAACAGTTTGACTACATTAGGTCAGAATGATCCAGTCGGTGAACTCAATCGTATCCTATGGAACAGTGGTCTGGATACAGACAAGGACGTTGCACGTAAGCAGAAGCGTAAGCTTTCTTACTACAGTAACATCTTGGTCGTTAAAGATCCTCTGCACCCAGAGAATGAAGGAAGAGTCTTCCTGTATAAGTACGGTAAGAAGATTCATGACAAGTTAGTTGAGGCAATGAAGCCACAGTTTGAGGATGAAGAACCCATCAACCCATTCGATTTTTGGAAGGGTGCTGACTTTAAGTTAAAGATTGTCAAGCAAGATGGATACTGGAACTATGATCGTTCTGAGTTTGCATCACCATCAGTCCTAGGTGACTATGAAGATGCTAAACTAGAGGAGATCTATAACCAAGAGTATAGTCTCGCAGCATTTACTAATGCTGAGAACTTTAAACCTTACGAGGCATTAGAGAAGAGATTAAACCTAGTTCTAGGTAAGAACAAGGCACGTGTACAGACACGTGATGAGGAACTGGAAGAACCTGTGCCAGTTGTAGAAGAGAACACTACGGTCACCGCAGGGTTCGGAAACAGTGTAGAATCATTAAAGACAGATGGTCCTGAGGATCCTGATCTGTCATACTTTGCACGATTAGCTGAGGAAGGTTAATGAAGAAATGGTTACTAGCACTACCTCTGTTCATGTTTGCAGCACCTGCTCAAGCATTAACATGGGAACAGTTAGTAGAGTGGGCAGAAACGCCCACTCATTACCATTCTGCACCCTACCATAGTCACTACCATCCACATGGTCACTATTATGAGTCTCCACATCGTTGGTGTAATCAGATAGTATATAAGGAAGAGTACGTACCAGGCAGACCTGATTACCATGGTAATTGGATGCCAGGACATGTTAATAAGTGGCAAGAGACAGTCAAAGTCCCATGTAGAAGACTTCTGAGGAGGAGACACTATCACTGATGCTATATCAAACATATATTAATCCTGAAGCAAAGGAAATGAATCCTAAGCTTCACGAAAGTGTGAAGAAATACGTTGTCACTGACCTTGCTAAGGGTGGTGCATCAAGAACAGAATTTAACTTCCATAAGAAGAAAATAGACGACCTAAGTCGTCTTTTTAATTGGATAGAAGATGTGTTACCTCAAGCAGCATTTCATTTCGCTCAGGGTAGTGTTGATGATGAATATGATCCAACTCTATTAGGGTTTGATCCAAAAAGATTTAAGATAGCAGAGTGTTGGGGTATAGAGTTTAACAAAGGGGATACTGTAGAAGCACACAATCATTTCCCATACTCCATGTCATTCTGTTACTATGTTAAGGTACCAGACAAGGATACACCACTAGTCCTCTTTAATGAACTAGGAAATAGTAGTGACATGATGGGTGAAGCAGTCCCTATTGAGGACGGTATGTTATGCTTCTTCCATGCTAAGACATTCCATTTTGTACCCCCAAGTCAGAGCGACGAACGCTGTGCTATTGTAGGAAATATTTTATATAATTGATATATTATTTCGACTTTTGATTGCAGATAAGTCGGAAAAAAAACTCAAGGTATTTTTAACTTCCAGAGGTTGAGCTAGAATCTGTAGTACCAGAGATAACTCCAGATGAGTTGACAGTACCAGCATTTGATGTATCTACAGTTCTGACCTGTTCACCAGATGACAGTGTAGTTATTGTAACGGTTCTATTGACTAATTCTTGATTAGACGCAAAAGCGACTGTAGCATTTTGACCATATACTGTGCTATATCCGTTTTTCTCTGTAACGAAGATTTCCTCTACAGCACCCCAAGTCATTTTTACGTCACCAGCGTCAATTTCGTCATGTGGCTCATATTCGCATAATCGTCTAAATTCCTCTGCAAAGGTTTCTACGTATGCAGGTTTTAATAACCATATATTTGCTTTATAGTCATTTAGCTGTTTTTCGTATTCATAGTTGGTAATAGGTATTGACGCATTTGACACTGTGATTCCCTGAATCTTATAGGTGAAATTTTCGTTTACTTGTAATCCTGCAGGTACAACAATCTCACCTCTATTGGATATTACCTCTTCATCTTGGTGGTAGTCATTTGATCTTATTTCGTTAGTTTCATAATGATGGATTCCATCAGGATTACCATACATCTTCACAATTACCTTATATAATTGATCTTCGGATAATGGCCATTCATCATAAACATTGACAATATTGTTACACAGCAAAACAACCCAATCATAGTCAGTAGACCCATAAACCCTATGAGCGACCTGATCTGGTCTTTCATTGTTTCTTACAGTTGTTTGCTCAAATCCAAGAATTGCTTTTTGGAGCGAATCAATGATTTTAGCTCTTCTAAAGATGTTTTTGGCTACAATATATGGTTCGACGTTATTGCGTCGTATACTGGTAACCCTTACTTTGACTTTAGGTAGATATTTAAAATAATTTGCCATTATGTGCCTCGTGGTCCAACATTAGGGTTAATTGCCTCTCTAGCAGAATCAGACATAACGAAATCAAATCCAACTGGACGTTCTTGACCCCATACTCCAGTACCTTTCGTCTGATCATCATTAAGTTCACTCCATATAAGATCGCTGGTGATGAATGCAGTTTCATCAAATCTTAGGGTCATCTTATAAGCACCAGGACCATAATCATAGTCTAATGCTTTTCCCTGCGGGTCATAGGATCTAAGGGACGTGTTTTGACCATTAGGGGTCAAGTTTAACTGCATATCTGTCAATACCATTTTGACAGGGAATTGCATAATCTTGGTTAATGTGTCTGGTCTTGTTAACCTATCTCCACCAACTAGACCTGTAGATGATGGTGTAAAACGGACAATATCAGTTTTAAAGAATTTAGGGATAGTTAGCCATTCCTGATTTTCACCCGATTTCTTGGGTAGCATTGCATTTCTTAGACAATCAATAATTCCCTGAATAGACCTCATTTCACTATAGTTTCTAGGTTGCATATCGAAGTTAAAGGAATGACTACGATACCTAACACCTTTAAATGTAGTCTCTTCGTATGGGTTAAATACTGCCTTCTTTTGTAGTGCTGCTAATGCGTCTTTATCTGTTATTGATCCACCTGTGATTGCTGAAGCACCATTAAATGCACCTGTAATTGCTTGGAATACTGCCTGTTTTCCTCTAGCTCTTGCACCTGCTTGTAGCATTTCTGTCCCAAACGCTTCTCCAGTTATATTACCTTCTCCTCCCTGCATTATATTATCTTCTGCCCATGAAGCAGCACCAAGTAATGAATTACCAAATGGTCCTAGAGCACTTCTATTGTAGTTGACACTATATTGTTCGTTAAGTTGGTGAGGTAGATATAAATATACAGTACGCCATATCCCTTGTGTACTATCACCCTCCTTCCGTCCACCTTGGAATCCAATCCTTCCTTGATTCACAGAATATCCTTCTTCGCCAGGACCTTGAGATTTTCTCTCTGAACTTATGTAATTATATGGATTTGAGTGTTCTGGATCATATATGGTGAACTTAAGGTAATCCATTACCTTAGTTTCGAATTTGGCTCTATGCTTTATCTCATCATTACTACTACCTGGACCTGCAGGAGGAATCTCTGGATAAATTAATCTACTTGAGGAGGCTGACATATGAGTTATTCAGGAAAATTCAGACCATCACAAAGACATAAGTATAAAGGGGATCCTACAAACATTATTTATAGAAGTTTATGGGAACTCAAATTTATGAAGTGGTGTGACAAGAATGAAAACGTTTTGGAGTGGGGAAGTGAAGAAATTATTATTCCATATATCTCTCCCGTGGATAATCGTATCCATCGTTATTATCCCGATTTTTATGTTAAAGCAATCACCAGAGAGGGAAGATCCTCAAAAAGCATCATTGAGATCAAACCTTATGATCAGACTAAACAACCGAAACGCAAGTCCACTCGTAAGGTGACTAGAAGATATCTCAGTGAAGTTAAGACATTTGCCATCAATAACGCTAAATGGAAAGCAGCAGACAGTTATTGTAAGGATCGTAGAATGACGTTTCGTATACTCACAGAAAAAGAACTCAAAGTATGAGCATCTTTAAGGACATTAAAGAACTCTCTGGTGGTAAACCTCAATCAAAAGATTGGTATCGCTCACAGATGTTCTATGGGTTACCAGATTTACAGACAGATATAAAGGCAGGATTGATATTATTTTATAATTACAATGCCACTACTGAGAAATTACCATTCTTTGATCGTTATCCGATGACTCTGATTACTGGGATTAGTCCAGTTACAGGTCATTTTTGGGGCGGTAATCTACACTATTTGCGTCCAGAAGTTAGACAGGGAGTGGCAAAAACATGGGGTAATGGTGGTACTGCATATCCTCTCCGTTGCCATCATAAATACTTAATGTCAAATGCTACAACTATAAAGGTGGTAGAACCTATAGAACTGCGTGATATGATCCCGTTACCGTTAGAAAAATTTGTTGTTAACGTTGCTGGTCAGAGACTTGATATACCTAGTAGCTTCATTTGGAGTCGAGTCTAATGGCAATGCACACCCATCCCAATAATTATCAGGCTTTTACAGAAGCAGTAGCAACTGGAAAATTAGAACCATCTAGACAGAATTTATATGGTGTTACGATAGCACCTCCTATAACTTTACGAAAGATACTAGGTACCAGTGATACAGCGAATACAGGTGTATCGATGGATCAATTTATGCGTAATGTTAATTTGTTTTCATCTGCAGTTACTATTCCCAGTAGAGCAGTTACCACTGGTCAGGTTAATAACCATGGTATGATGCGTAGATTTGGTACTGGTCAGACTAGTTCACAGATCAGTATGAGTTTCTTATCTACTAAGGATAATTTTATTAGAGAATGGTTTGAGATGTGGTTACATATTATAAGCTCTGATTCCGATAATACTGTAGGATTCTATGATGATTATGTAACATCAGCAGAAATAATAAAGTGGGAAGTAGGGTCTAATGTAGTGCAGTCCTTTGATTTTTATAAGACAGAAATACCTCAAGTTCCTAGGAAGTATACTGGTAAAGCAACATTAAATCAGGCAACTGCTGTATACCAATTCTATAATCTATTTCCTTTTAATATAAGTACTCAAACTCTTGATAACGAAGCAATGTCATTGATGCGAGTTGATATACAGTTCTATTATGAACGTTATCGTTTTGATACTGTTAATGTAGATACTCTTAAGTGGTTAGGACCTAAAAATGCGAGGAACAGGGGTATTTCTGAAGATGAAGTTGCTGAGAAGAATGCACAGAGTAAGTATTCTGCGTACGGGACCTAGATAAGGGGTATAAATAATTTCATCGTTATAATCTAATTATGCCTTTACCAAAGCTTGCGGTGCCCGAATATGAGTGTACCCTACCTGTTAGTGGGACAAAAGTCTCATATCGACCTTTTCTTGTAAAAGAAGAGAAACTGCTTTATATCGCTATGGAATCTCAAGATGAGAAAGAAATGATCAAAGCAGTGAAGAATATATTAAAAGCATGTACTAATGTCAAAAAAGTGGATGATCTCGCTACATTCGAGATTGAGTATTTGTTTTTAAGGATTCGTTCCAAGGCAGTTGGTGGTATTAGTGAGTTTAAAGTAGTATGTGAAGATGATGGTGTGACATCTGCATCTGTTAAAATCGATTTGGAGGATATTGAGGTAGTAGTACCCAAGACCCACAAAAAGATTCTTGATATAGGTGATGATGTCAAAGTTGAGATGAAATATCCTTCCCTCAATGCATTCGTTGATAGGAATATGAAGGATAAACCTACAATGGATGATATATTTGATCTTGCTGCAACATGTGTAGATAAGGTATATCAAGGTGATGAGATTTACGACTCTTTTACTAAGAAAGAAGCATTGGACTTCTTGGGTGATATGAACAATTCTCAATTTGAGAAGGTTCAGGGTTTCTTTGAGTCGATGCCCAAACTAGAACATACCATAGAAGTTATTAATCCTAAGACTAAAGTAGTGAACGAAACTAAACTTGAGGGTCTAGCGGCTTTTTTCGCATAGCGTTAATGCATGATAGTCTTGAGAATCATTTTAAGACTAACTTTGCATTAATGCAGCACCACAAGTACAGTTTAACTGAATTAGATAATATGATGCCTTGGGAGCGAGATGTATACGTTAACCTATTGATTGCTCATTTGCAGGAAGAGGAACGTAGACGTGATAAAGAAAATCAACAATCAAACGCCCTATAATGGCAGAAGCCGCCTTAAGAAAATTTATATCAGTAGTACCTGATGAGGAAGGTAAGAAGTCTGGTGCCTTTGCTGCGACTACATCTGTTAACAGAATGGGTCATGCTATTACTGGCATAGGTAAGAGTTTTCTACAGGTTAATGAACTCATTAAGTTTCAGAATGAGTGGATTCTTGGTGTTAAGGATAAGGAAATCGAAAGGATAGATGATCAATATAAAAAGGAGAAGGATGATGAAGCAGAAGCAGATAAGAAAAAGAAAAAGAGAGCAAATCTAGCTAAAGACCTCAGTTCTGAGAAATTACAAGCAGATGGTAAGAAGTTAGGTGTAAAGTTATTTAAGAAGGATAAGAAGGATAAGCGTAAATGGGGATGGGCAGAGAGTCTTCTTAAAGCCATGTCTCCTATTTTTAATGCGATACAGTGGTTTGCACAGACTGTTATCACCTATGTTGTCTTTAAATGGTTAGGTGATCCAAAGAATAAGGATAATATAGAGAAATTTCTTAAGTTTATCTCATCATTAGGTAAGTTTGCATGGTGGTTGACTGAGAATAGTATCGGTCTATTGATGGATGGTGTTACTAAGACATTTAGTTGGGATCCTAATAAGAATGCTATAGAGAACACATTTGAGACTTTGTTTGGTGCTCTCCAAATACTTGGGGGATTGGCAGGTATCTGGGCAGTATCCAGAATTCTTATGCCATGGAAGATACTAGGTGATGTCAGAGCCATGGCAGCACTTGGTACAGCAGTCACTGCTGCTGAGGCATCTGGATGTGGACCTAGAGGAAGAAGATATAAACCAAAAGGTGTTGATGGTAAACCTAGGTTTGACCCTAAGGAGGTAAGACGCAGAGCAGATAATATACGACGTATTAGAAGAAATAAGAGGTTGGCAAAACTTTATAGGAGGTTATCTGCTTTACAAGAAGCAGGTGCTAAACTTGTAAGGAAAACTGCTTCTAACACTAAGGCACTGATTGAGTCATCTCAAGTAGCTCTGAAATCAGAAATTACCAGATTAAATAAACTTATTAATGAGAGGGCTGCAAAGAGGGCATTACAAAAGCAGGCACTAGAAGAATCTACTCAAAAGATAATCCAGAAAGGAACTTCTAATGCGACTCAGAAGGGTGTCAAAAATGTTACTCAAGAGATATTACAAAAAAGTGTGATAACAGCCACACAAGAAGGTAGTGAAAAGATTGGCAAGGAAATTGTTATCCAAACACAAAAGGAAGTTGTTGAGAGCGTTATAAAAGCAATGGAGGTGGAGAAGGTAATACCTGAGGTAGTAGAAGAGGGGTCAAATGTAGCCAAGAAAACTCGTTGGCAGAAGATTACAGGATTTATAAATGATACGAAGAATAAAACTGGAGATATCATAGTTGCTGTTGCAGACACTACAAAGAAAGGTTTCGAGATAGCTGGTAAGTTCATGTGGAACAGGATCATTGTTCCAACAGGTAGAGGACTTGTAGAACTTGGTGGTGTCATCGATAGGAGGACAGCTGGTATTAGGCAATCAATAGCATCAGCTCCAGGTAAATTAGTTGAGGCAGGTACTAGTATAGGTAAAGGTTTAGCAGATAAGTGGAAAAACTTTGATGAGTTTATCAAAAATCCTGATAAATTGATGGAGGTTATCCAAAATATGATGAAGGGCAAGATAGATGGTCTTGTTAAGGATAATCCTTTAATAAAAAATATAGGGGATGTTGCCAAAAACCCTGGGAAGACACTGCCAGGGTTATATCAGAATGTTATGGATAACCCAATCCTTAAGGAATGGCAGACTGCTTTTCTTGATGGAAGTGCTAGTGGAGCATCAAAGGTAGATGCAGCAAATGCAATCAATATGGGACCAATAGATCTTCTTATTGATGCTGCTATGGCAATTTTTGATTATGCTTATTTGGGAGAATCACCTATTAATGCTTTTGCTAAAGCAGCAGGTAGTTTTGTAGGATATGGTGTTGGTTTTACTGCTGCATCACTAATACCAGGAGCACAAGGTTGGGGATCATTCCTTGGTGGTATCGCAGGTGCAATGCTAGGTGAATGGGCAGGTGAAAAGATTGCAGAAGGTATAGGACATTTATCAGAGCAAGGAAATGTCCCAGGTCCTGGTGGTCTTTATAATATGAGAGATCCACTTGCTAAAGCTATATTAGGTAATAAGGAGCATCCACAGAATAAGCAAGAGAGTGATGGAAATATATTAACACCAGATTTTAAAGAGAGACCTGTTTTACGTCATAAGAAGGCAGCAAAGTTTGAGTTTGGTAATCCAAATCTAGAAGATAGGGGTGCACCTTATATGGATGGTGGTTTTGTACCAGAAGATAAGAAACCAGCATTTAAAATGCCTGCTTATATGAGTATGATGGATCATATGAGAAAGCGTACACCTTATCAAATTGGGAAAGCAACAGAAAAGATTCGTGGATCTGAAATAAATATTACAACAATGATGTCTGAATTATCCTTACGTAAGGTGAGAAGGGTGAAAGAAATACAAATGCATACTCATGTTGTTGCTGTCACTCAACCAGTTATAAAAACAGTACACAAAAAAGCAACACCACCATCAATACATTATACATCAACAAATCCACATGTCTCCATGTTCTCTAAGTAAATGGCAACAATAGGTCAACCCACTCTTTATAAAATGGTCACTCCTCCCAAAGGTGAGGGTAGTGGCATGGGTTCTCTTGTCAAATCAATGAATAGTCTTGGCACTACTATTAATAGTATTGCATTCATTGCTGCTGATATGAATAAGAATTTTGCTAAGGGTATCAAGCATCAAATCAGTAAGCAAGAAGATATATCTAAGAAGCATACTAAAATAGAGAATAAGAAGTTAACAGATAAGAAGAAGAAGGAAGCTGCCCTTAGAAAGTTAATGAATAGGAGGCAGGATCAGGACGCAGAATCTGATCAAAAGAGTATCATAGCTCAGTTTGGTGGCACTATGATCAAAGCTGCCAAGGGTGTTTTAGGATTCTTCGAAGGTTTGGCAGCAGCACTGGAAGCAATATTCGTAGGTTTTGTTTCTTATGCTGTCTTTAATTGGTTAGGTAAGGCAGAGAATAAGAAGAAGGTTAAGAAGTTCCTTGAGTTCATGTCATCCCTTGGTAAGTTTATAATCTGGGCAGTTACTGGACTGGTTAACATGGGATTGGGTGGTATCACAGATTTCTTAGAGAATCCAGTATCATTTAAAGGTTTGTTTGGTCTGGTAAAATTCCTGACAGCATTGGGACTAGTATTTGCTCCAGGTGCTACAATATCTGTGGCGTTAGCTGGGGTCATGACCCTCTTTAAGGCAGGTAGACTGGTACCTTTACTGAAGGGATTCTTTACTGGTGTATGGGGTTTAGTCAAAGGTCTTTTGGCATTTCTTGCTAAACGACCTCTCGTTGCTGCAGGTTTATTAGCTGCTGGTTGGGGTGCTTACATGATATTTGGTAGAGATGATGAAGGTGAAGGTGATGCTGTTGACAACATTGAGGATAATCAAAAGGAAAGACCAACTCTCGAAAATAGTAGTGAGAAGGAAGTACTTAGTGCCATGGATGAGCGTATTATTGCTCTCCAAAATCAGATTGATAGTATGACATGGTGGGAAAAACTCACTACAAATCAAGATGATAACTTGAGGCAAGAAATTACTGAGATTAAGAACCAAAATCAAACTGACACATCTGGAGATGTTACACCTAATAAAGTTGAGACAAATGAAAAATTACCTGAGAAGAAACAAGGTGGATCAGTCGTTATACCATCCAATCCTTTCGTACCAAAAATGGACATGGGTGGGTGGATTACTGGTCCTCAGTCTGGTTACCCCGTCAGCCTCGATGGCGGTGGTTCCACCTCTTTCATTGGACATGGAACAGAGTGGGTTGGATTCCCCAAAGCATCAAGGGGTGGAGCATTTGTGGTGCCCTTCGATACTCCCTCCACCCGAACTAATCCTGGCTTAACTAATAAGAGACTTGGTGAAGCAAAGAAAGGTGGTTTCGCTATGCCTTCCTTCCAGATGGGAGGTTTACATGCTACTAAGAATACACATAGTCCTATATTTAATCTTCCAAGTTTCTCTCAAGGTGGAAGTCTTAGAGATGGAACTAATGAGGAGAAGTGGGCAAAGGTTAAAGGTATGGCAGAGAAAGCAGGTGCTAAGTATCCTAATTTAGTTGCTGCACAGTTTGCTTTAGAATCTGATTGGGGTCGTGCAACTGGTGCTAAGAATAATTACTTTGGTATTAAGGCTCTTGCCAGTGAATTATCTACTAATTCTGGCACTTGGGAAGTATATAATGGCAAGAGAGTAAATACCAGTGCAAACTTTAAGCAATTTGAGACACCTTACGCAGCAATTGAGCATTTAGTTACTCAGTGGTATAAAGACTATAAAGGATATAAGGGTGTAAATAATGCTGCATCTGCTATGGATGCAGCAGTAATGCTTAAGACTGAAAACTATGCTACTGATCCAATATATCCTCAAAAATTGCAGTCTTTACTGAAGACTTATAGTAATGTTCCAGCAGCAAGACAACCTGTTGTTACATCTGAGACAATTAAACCTTCTAATAAAGCATGGTGGGATCCTCTTGGAGTATTTACTGGTAAACCAGAGGAAAAAGCATCAACTTCTGGTAATACTATAGGTGAATCTGCTTTAAATGACTCTAGTTTACCGTGGGGTGAAGATGCTGACGTTAGTGTACAACCAATGCAGCTACCAGCAATAGATACAACACCACCATCTATTGATGAAGATATACCACAACCTATCTTTATACCTAATGAATATGAACCACCTGCTCATCCATATATTAAAGCAAGATTTGGAATGATGGCAGATGCTGATACTTGTCCCGATAGACTATTCTAATGGCAACAACAGTTAACAATAGTAAATCATATAAACTGATTGACTTATACATTCAGAGATCGGACGATTCTAAGGAGGATATTCGTGATCTTTGTGCTGAATTTATATGGTATGAGTCTATTGATTCACCATTTGTACGTTTAGATATTACAATTCTTGACTCTGTTAACTATGCTGAGTCATTGTTAGGTGATGAGATGCTTCATATTGGTTTTAATACTTTTGCTTCTAAGATGGGTGGTAAAGAACCTGTTGATCTCCACTATGATATGCAGATCTATAAGATCAGTAATGTTGTTAAGGATGAACGTGCTAAGGTATGTACTATCAATTGTATTTCACCACAAGCATATCTTAATGAAGCGAACAGAGCATTTGGATCCTTTGGTCCTTTGACTGGTAAGCATGATATTGTTAGAGTGATATGTGATAAGTATCTTAAATGTAGTAATAAGATTAAGCATGTTGGTGCATTGGAAGAATGTACATCAATGAATATGATTTCTCCTAATTGGAGACCAATTGATGTTATATCATACATCTCGGATAAGGTTGTTAGGAAGAAGCAGGGTAAAGGTAGTAAGGTTAATAAGAGAAAGGGTAAAGGTAATATTCAGTCTGGGTTCATGTTCTATGAGACTAGACAAGGATTTAATTGGAGATCTATTGATGATTTGTGTGAGCAAGATCCAATAGGAACATTTAGTTATACTCAGAAGAATATAGGTACACCCGATGCACATACACAATGGGCTAATATTGAGCAACTGGGATACCCTGATAGGACTAATCATCTAGAGAAGATGAGGACAGGTTTATATAAGACTGTTACTCATGGTATTGTTATGGATGCATTGACAGAGAGTGCTTCTATTAACCCAGCTTTGAGTAGTAGTGGGGTGTTTGATAGGTTCCAAGAGTTAGGTAATAAGTTTAGTGCTTCTATATCAGGACAGTTTGGTTCTAAGTCCTTGTCTACAGATCAGTTTTCTAAGTTCTTATCTGATAGTAAAAATGCTGGTAGTAGTACTTTTTATGGTCCTGGTGGTGATAGTAAATTTGATTGGTCAAAGTATGCTGCTAACCTCAATTTTGGTACATCTCAGAAGCAAGCAGCTCTAGCAGAGAAGAAGAGTAAACCTGCAGGAACTGTACAAGGTCCTAGAGTTATGCATATTGGAGAGATAACTGACCTTGCTTCTACTTTGGAGAAGGGGTTTGCTTTTGACAATAAGATTATTGAGAAGTTTGAGAAAGATTATCCTACTCGTACGAAGTTTAGGATTCTTCCCAAGTATAAGAACCAGAGTGCTAAAGCACCTAATGGTGGTGCAGATGATGCTCCTGATAACATGGTACTTGCTGGTGCATATGCTGCTGCTCGGTTTGCACTACTTAAGACACATGTAATGAACATTACTATACCAGGTAACACAGCATTATATGCTGGTGCCGTTGTTAAGACTAGGATACCTATGTCAGAGCAAAACAAAAGTGGTAGAGTAGAGATGGACAAAAAATTCTCTGGTAAATATTTGGTCTCAGGACTCAAGCACATTTATAAGAAGGAAGGAGTTACCACTGAATTATTCTTATGTCGTGATTCCCTACCCGTAAATACTTGACAACAGGTCAAAGAATAAATATAATTGACGAATAAGCGAGAGAACAATGAGTGAATTCGGAGAAAATCCACAAGCTAAACGAAGTCACGATCTAGATCATGAAGTTTACATTGATCCAAAGGATCACAAAGAGCATACTAATCATGGTATGCATGAGTATTCTGAAGATGATCTCAAGAACGTAACAGCTAACTACGAAGAGTATCATAAGGGAGATGAACCTGAAACTGGTATTAATGATTATCATATTAGACATCAGGATAAGCAGTTAGATCAATATTGTGACAACCATCCAGATGCATTTGAGTGTAGAGTATACGATGAATGATAGGTGAATACATTGATATTGATGCTGCCTACAGTTTTATAGGAGGTGGCATGATCGACCCAGATGTGGTCGATGGCGTGATTGAGTTTTGGAATGACTGTGACTATCTTGATAGAGAAGATGGTCATGTAGGTGGTTACACTTCAGGTGTACCCAACGGTCAAGACAAAAAAGTCAAAGAGTCAAAAGACCTGACTATTCCTAGGTACATTAAAGATCCTAGAATATGCAGGTATATTGATGAGCTTGCAGATGTTACTACAGCATACTGTGAGAATTATCCAGCACTAAAGAATGTCAAATGGGATTTGATGTCGGATTTTAATATCCAATGGTATCCCAAGGGTGGTGGGTTTCATGCATTACATTGCGAAAGATCAGACGCACATCCACAATGCTGCAATCGTATGGTAGCATGGATGACATATCTCAATGATATAGAAGAGGGTGGAGAGACATATTTTAAACAACAAGAGTGTAAGGTAAGACCTAAGAAGGGATTGACTTTACTTTGGCCAGCAGACTGGACTCATTTCCATAAGGGAATACCAGCACCTAATGAAGAAAAAATGATTATTACAGGATGGTATGATCACGTCATTTGACAATTTAATATTAGGTCATTATAATAACAAACAGCAGGCATATAGTAATCCTACTAAATGGCCACAGGTACATATTCTATACTCTAAGATCAAATCAAATGTCTTGGAGTTAAAGCAGTGGTATAATTATGAAGGTGAGGATAAACCATATAGACATTATCATATTACTATCAACTATATGACACATGACACTGCATATACAAAAGCACATAACCTATTGACCGACACCCCAGGGTGTGAGATGCAGTGGGGATTCTTTGATACGTGGTGGTTTGGTAGTGTTCGGGGTGATTGTATCGTTCCTAAACCTGATGGGGATACATATGTTGTTAGCGACGTACAGTTTGATGGTGACATGTATATGTCACGTGACACTGGATATTACGTCAAGGATGATAAATTTGCCTGGGGCAAGGAGGAGGGTGAAGGTATGTTTACTTTTACTAGACTAAATAATGGCAGGAAACTAGATTACACATAATGTTAGGCAGTTCATCAAAAGCAGATTTCGCTGGAAGAGATGGTTTCGCCTGGTGGATCGGTGAAGTAGAAGACCATATGGATCCATCACAGTTGGGTCGTGTAAAGGTTCGTATTATAGGTTGGTATACTGGTACTAAGACCGATTCAGAAGGTAAGAACCAGTACTTAACTGAATTACCTACTAAAGATTTACCATGGGCAACCGTACTTCTACCAACTGATAGACCCCAGACCAAGAATGCTGGATCTACCACTGAGTTACAACCTGGCGCACAGGTTCTAGGTTTCTTCATGGATGGTGAAGAGGCACAACTTCCTTGTGTCTTGGGTGCATTCCGTGGTTTCCGTCATTCTGAGAATAGTAATCAAGCAGGTTCTAGTGGTAGAGAGCGTGGTGCTCCTAAAGAAATGGCAAGGACTGTCTTTGCTGATCCTGCAATTGCTGATCAGAATGCAACAGATACACCACAGCAGAAAGGACAAGATAATCAGGATTCATTAGGTGGATCACCATTTGTTAAAGCACAAGGTCAACAAGGTGGTGGTGCTACTGGTGGAGAAGAAGCATCTAAAGGTGCCATATCTATTGGTGAAGCAGACACACCATTTAATGTGTACACTAACCCCATAGGTCCACCATCTATGGAAGGTGGTATTGCTGATGGTACTACAGGACCTGCCAATTCAGGATTCACTAAGGATCTCAAGCGTATGCTTACTGAGATTGGTGTTGAGGTTGGTGGGTTAGCACGTAACTCATCTACTGGTGACTTTTTGTCCACTATTAGTGGTAGAGTTATAGAAGGTAAGAACATACTCAATCAGTTATCTAATGTTACTAACTACCTGACCAATGCTATCAGTGGTATGCTTGCACCTCTTAAGGAGCTAGCAGCAAGAGTCATTCAGATGTTGATTGATAAGATCCTACAGGTTCTTTCTAACATCCTACCTGTTGTTGTTATTACCCTGATTGGTGAGATACTAGCATTAATATTTGCATTATTCTGTAAACCTACTCCACAGTGGGTCAGTATAATGGGGAATATAATGGGGTACATATCGTCGTACCTGAACTCCCTATTTGCTAAGGTAATGGATTTCATCGCTGAGATGGAAGCTAAGATCCTTGACACTGTTGAGAGGATGATGTCTGGTATTCAGAACAGCATCTGTAAAGCAATGTCGGCAATCAATAAGGTTGCGAACTTTATAATTACAGCAATTAATACTGTTAAAGCACTTAAGGAACTTGCTAACGGTATTCAGTCTATCTTCTCTATTGACTTTACTAAGTTAGACTTTAAATCAGTCCTTAAGATCCTTAAGGCAATACTCGCACTGATAGCGGGGCTGAAAGATTGCGGCAGGAAGAGTCGAAAACCGAAAGCCACAGGGTGGCTCCCTCTATTAGGAACCACCCAGTGCGAGGATATAGATGATGCTCTCCAAGGTCCAGGTGGAGGAGACTATAGTAGTTGTCCACCATCAGGTCGTGCAAATCCTAAGGGTACTTTCTTTGATGATTTCTTTAAGAACATAAATCCGTTCTTAATGGAAACCAAGATGGCACTCAATGGTACCAAAGAGATCAATGACGCTACTCCTGGTAAGGAGAAACGAGTTATCCAAGGTCCTGGTGGTGTAAGTACTTTTGAGGATAAGAGAGGTAATAAGCATACCAATAATCCTAACAATGAAACTGCAATTATTGGTCGTGACCAAGTAACAAACGTTAAGAATAATAAGGTTGTAACTGTTGAGGGTGACTACTACCTCAAGGTTATGGGTGACTATCATATTGAGGTCTCTGGATCTATCAACCAGCATGAGTCTAATGGTCCAGGTGCCAAGGCAACAGATGCTAATGGTGGATTTGCTAGTGGTCAGAAGTGGGATGATCAAAAGGATCTACCAGATGCAGCAGGAGACTTCCAGATCTATACATCACCAGATGTTAGTCCAGAAGAGTATGACAAGTTGACTGATGAGGAGAAGACACAATATTATGCATCTAAGAGTGCTTCAGATGCTGCATCACAAGCAACAGCACCATTAAAAGAAGAGACTGCTAGTCAAACTGCTAAGAAGTTTAATGAATTGGCAGCAAAGAATGCTGCTGGTGATGGTAAGAAGAATCCAACTCCTAAGTTTAACACTGAGGTTGGAGAAAGGGAAGTTAAGTCAGTAAGAACCACTGCTGGTGACCATGACATGAACTTCCAAGGTGACTGGAAGGTACAAGCAGCACGTTTTAACTTCACTGCTATTGAGGCAATCAACCTCAAAGCACAAGAGATCAACCTATCTGCTGGTGGTATTACCAATGAAGCAACAGGTGAGATCATTAATGAAGCGAACTGGATCAGTTCATTCCTTAACTGTGGTAGATTTGATATTGTTGGTATTTTCCAGTTGATGCCTGTCCTGACTGGTCAGTTCAGCATTGTTAAGGGATCTATCGTGGACGTGGCAATGGACAGTCCATTCCCAGGAGCAGCCCCACCTGCACAGGTTAGGATGACTCTAGGTACAACGATGCCATCTGCTATGGCAGACATAATCGTAGGCTCCAACGCAGGTGCACACATAACTTTGGTCGGAACTCCTACAGGAGGTATCGGAGAGGTTGTCACAGGAGGAGCAGGTGCTATAATAAATCAGGTAACTACTGGTGTCGTAGCCATGAGTACTGGTGTGGGTGCCGCATGGTTTGGATGTGGACTCGGACCTACCTCAGTCTTCGGACTGCCCGTTATGCTTAATTAATTAAACTATGGAAGAAACCGTCGATTATGTTGCACATGCCTTCATAAATTTTCCCAAGAGAAAAATCACTCTCAGGGATCAGGAAGGTTATGAGGCCGAAGTGCGCTATAAATTTGATTCTGATGGATCTTACAGTTTCGCAGAGACTGTTGACATTCTGAAAGAATTCCTGGATAATGAGGACGAACTTACCTTTATATACTGATGGCAATCTACAGAACAAATGAGATCAGAATTGATCTTAATGAATTGGTAGCCATTAGATCAGCATTCTTGGGTGAGGAACTATCCGAAGAGAACGTAGAAGAACTTGGTGATTCCCTTAAGTATGGTCTCACATTTGATACTTTATATGGTATGGTGGATCAGGCAATCCTTGAGTATCTTGATAAAGATGAGAATCATTATGGTGAGATCCAACCTGAGCCTGGTCGTGAAGCATATCTGATTCAGATAGAAAAGAATAAGAAACAGTTTGAGATGGTTGATCTAGTGTCTCCATCATGGACAATCCAAGTACCAAGGAGAAAGAAATGAACAATTTGATTGAGGTCTCTGTAGAAGAGATTAAAACAAATCTTGACTTCCTCTTGACATTATTGGAAAGAGGTCATACAATCAAGATAATTCAGGAAGGTAAACAGAGTATCATCATGTCACCTCTACCAGAGTTCGTCAATAAGTACGAACAAGAGGAATTGCCTGATATACCTATGCCTGCCGATTGGAAACCTGACCCAGTTGGAGTACAAACTTATGTCACAGAAACCCTCTCAGAGATGCAGAAAGAACTTGACGATGGACATCAAGATGCACTTCAGTGAATGGGACCACATGTGGCATTGGACACTTGTGGGATATGAAGATGCATCCGCAATACATAGTAGTAAATCTCTCGATATCAGTACAGCACTGAATGATATCAAAGAGAGAATCGCTGTGATGATGGATGATGAAGCTAAGAATTACCGCTGAGTATTGCATCCTAGATTATATGGATGGTCATGAAGGTATAGTACTCCTCCATATGATTAATTGTATTCCATTTACATTCGATGATGAGGGTTTCGACACTACTGACGAAGAGATTATTACAAAGGCAGTTAATAACCCAAAATTCAGTATAGAAGACCTATATCGATGGTCTTCTTATCTTATAGAGGAGGAATGTCACCCTATTATGTTCGAAATGGGTGAATGGATTGAGAATTATCAAGACGTTCCAAACTAAATAGTACATGCAAATACGATTATGGTACAACAAGGACATGCGCCAATGGCGATGGTCTTTGGTTGACCATCAGTTACATCAGGAATCAGGTCAACAACCTGTGCTTAGAGATGCTATGGGTGATATTGCAAACACAGTAGAGTATCTAACAGAAAAGTATGACGACACGGAGATGGCACATGAAATGGAGAGAGGACTACAAGAGTATGAAAGTACTCAGTGCATATCAGACTGATCTCCTAGAAAATGGACCAAAGAGTCTAGCCCAATCATGGGTGCTACAGGCAATGTATGTTGACTGGAAGCGAAAAACTGGTAATATGGAACCTGAACCACCGAATTGCCAATCAAGTTATTCGGTACTAAATAAACGCATTGAGGAAGGACTTTATGATGACGCAAACGACCCATACGGGGGACATTAAGGTGGCAGGTACACATGATAATGAACAGTACCTGAAGAATTATCTAGAATCTCCAGGTAATATTGTGGATAAGCGAGAAAGAATGAATCGCTTAAGTGAAATTGTAGGAGATTATCTCACTGATGAAACCCTTGATGCACGTCACACATACGAAGAAATTCTCCAAGAAGTGAACTTTTGGATCAATTACCATTCGCAGCATATGACTAAAGCGAAAAAGCTGCGTAGTCTCCTCATGGGAGAGAGGGATTTGACGTTATAAATAACTTGGAATACCGTAGATAGTGAATAGTGGGAACCAAGAGAATATCACAACTTGAGACTATTGCTGATGCATTGGTGACTGGAGAAGCAGTCCTTCCCATTGTTATATCAGATCCACTGATCCCCAATAGGAAATCAAAAGTTAATCAACTGTTTAGGTCAGTTTCTGCAGGCTCACAGAGTTCTCCAGGACTGGCTTTTGACTTAGACAGGGATACTGGGGTATACCAGTCTGCCGAGAATGAAATTGGTCTGACTTTTGGTACTGCATCGATCTATAATAGTCGCAATTTAAACAACGACGGGTCATCGACCTTACAGATACGTGCAATTGATACAGGATCTGCTAACTCTAGTGTGGAGATAGTTCCACAGGGTAGTGGATATTTTACTGTCAATGGTACTACAGAGTTAACTGATACTAATTTTTACATTTCTGGTGACCAGAACCCTGCTAAAAAGGTAGTATTTAACGTTGATACAGTTTCCACTGCTGGTGGTACTCGTAGATTTGACATGCCTAGTGTAGGTTCTAATACATCTACGACAATAGTTGCAACAGACACGTTCCAGACTCTAACTAATAAGTCTATTATCATTAAAGATAATGACCTACAGATTACTGGTTCTACGGATGTTGCTAAAATAGCAAAGTTTGAGACTGATGCATGGTCAGCACCAGGTCAACACATCTATCGTTTACCTGACTATGGTACTACGATTACACAGTCAACGTTACTCGATGACTTGACTGAACAAGACTTATATAATAAGAATCACGTTAACCCTAAGTTTTCTGGTACTCCTTCTACGGATGAACAGAACCCTACCAAGTACATCATCTTTGATCAATCATTATTGACATCAAATAGAACTGTACAATGGCCAGATTTAAACGTTAAGGTTGTTGGTGAATCGTCTACACAGACATTGACTAACAAGATCTATAAGGGTGCTATCTTTGAGGATAGTGCAGATGCAACTAAGAAGATTACATTTAACTTAGTTAACCTTAATGCTAATACAAACTTGCAGTGGACCTTCCCAGAAGGATCAGTTGCAGAACCACTAAATAATGGAACAGATACTAACGTCGTAGTTGGAGAGCGAGCATCGCAGACTCTTGCATTTAAAACGATGGAGTATATGAAGATCAATAACCCTGATGAGGTTAACGGTCTTATCTCTATTGATGCTTCTAATATAACTGAGCCAGTCTCAATTAAATTCCCAGGAGCAGACGCTACACTATTATCTACTAACAACATCGAAGCGGTGGGTGTTAGTTTCGGTGGTGCTATCAGTGCACCGAGTCTCGGAGGAAGACTCCGATTACAATCATTCTTCCAAGCAGGTTGGTAATTAAACAATGACAGCAGCAGGACGCTTAGCCGCAGCAAAACCAGTGGCTACTACGAATACAAAACTTTACGGTACTGACATTAACAACACTGGCGCAGTAGTCTTTTCTGCTACTAATCAGTCTGGTTCTGGTGTTAGTTATCGTGCAGCAGTTCGAGACTACAATCAGATACTTACGTTGGACGGAGATGAGTCAACGAGTACTGATGATAGTAAGAGCTATGAGTTTACTAAGGGTAATGCCTTTGCAAACTACAAATTAACTGTTACCCCTGGCATTCAGTTTAACGAAGCAACTCCAGGTGCTGATATTGCTACTACTGATGGTAGTATTGCTAAGTTGTTAGATGTTTATAAGTCTACTGATACAGTTCAGCGTTATATAAAGGTTGCCAAAATCCTGCAAACTGAAGGCGACAGTGAGCAAGTAACAGGTTCATTTACTATTGGTGAAACTCTTACTGGTAGTCTTTCTACATTAACTGGTACACTTAGTGCTTTCGAATCAACTACTGCTGCCATGTATTTGGAAGTAGCAGACGTTGCAAGTAATGCTACTGCTGTTAACGTATCAAGAAACACAGGTCTTGCTGATGGTGCAAGGTTGATGATCGCAATTGACTCTGTTTCTGCAACTGAGATTATCGAAATCGATCCTACTGGTATTAACGTTGCTAATAATGAACTGACTGTTACTCGTGGTGTTCTTGGTACAACTGCTGCGGCTATCCCTGCTGGATCATATGCCAAATCATACATTGACTCTGCAACCACAAGTACAATTGACGAGTCTGGAACATTTGCTGCTGGTGATACTACACTAACTATTGCAGATGCTACTGGATTCCTAGGAGGTGCATTTATTCTTATTGGTAACGAGATTCTTCAGGTTACTGAGGTTGCTGGTAATGACTTAACTGTTGTACGTGGACAGTATGGTACTTCTGCTGTTAACCATAACGATGGTTCTGCTATTACTCAACTAACAGATGCTGGTGACTATTATCTAAACTTCTTTAGTGAAGGTGAAGTCCTTACTGGTGGCACTAGTTCTGCTACTGTAGTATTAAACTACTCACAGGGTTCATCTGATATTATTAATACTGAGAAATTCATTTATGCAGAGGGATCTGCAGGTGGTGTGTATGGATTACCATTAACACCTGAGATGGAAGTGGATCGTACTATTAGATATCACCAAACAGATGCTAGTAACACTGGTCATCCGTTTAGGTTATCAGAAGAAATAGATGGTACGCAGGGTTTAACTGGTACAGAGTATACAACTGGTGTAACGAAAGCTGGTACTGCTGGTCAAGCGGGATGTTATCTAGAGATTGCAATCACTAGTGCCACTCCATTGACATTAAACTCTTATGCTGAACCTGCTGTAGCTAATACTCAAGATGGTAATGCTGGATTTGGTTGGGCTATTACTACAGTAATAGAACCATTCTATAAAGACATATACGTATATGCTGTGAGAGGCAAAGCATTTGCTGCTGCATCACAGTTTACGATTGGTGCTACAACATATACTATTGATGCTAGTGGTGTTACACCTGGTTTCTATGGATATGTTCATGATTGGGATGCTGATAGAAATGTTCTAAAAGTATCACTAGATGAAGGATCTCCTAATGTTGCTGTAGGTGACAATCTATATGACAGTATTACTACTGTTGATGGATCACGTCGTTGGACTACGGTTGTATCAGGTAAAGCACAGACTCTAGATAGTGTTGGTGGTGCTGATGCTTCTAGAACAGCAGGAACATATAATGGAATTCTACCTACGGGTGGTTCTGGATCTTTACTCAAGGTTAATGTTGTTGTTGCTGCATCTACTGGTGCTGCCACTGTTACATTAGTCAACGGTGGAAAAGATTATGCTGCTGCAGAAACGTTAACTATCACTGACGCTCAACTCGGAGGTGGTGGTGCTGCAAACTTAACGTTTAATGTGGCGACTATTGGTACTGGTGACGCTGCTGGTGCTACTGCAAACACTTATGTGAATGCTGAAGATTGGTTTGTTTATGATAAAGCGATTACAGCAAATACTACAGATCGAATTACTGGAGTAGTAGTTGGACCTGGACAGAATATACTTGTATACTCCAGTGCAGCAGACATTAGTTATTCTGTTACTGGATTTGAGAGTAATGCTGATGATTATGTTGTGCTTTCTGTATCCAAGAACGCCGCTGGTGGAACCACCCCTTAAGGTGTGAAATAAATAGTACAATAGGACAGAGATCAATTAAATGGCACTTACTCGTCTTAAAAATATCATCACGTCGAGGACTGGACGTATTATATACGTCAACCCCGACGACTTTGATGCATCGGATGCTTACGATAACCGAGGTAACTCTGCATTGCGTCCGTTTAAGACGTTGCAACGTGCATTTCTAGAGGTAGCTAGATTTTCATATAGAGTCGGACTTAGTAATGATGAATTTGACGCATTCTCAATCTACCTATACCCATCAGATTACGTTATAGACAATAGACCTGGTGTTGCAAACTATAATGACATACAACCGTTTGACGCTAACTCTAATTTTGATTTAACTTCTTCCAGTAATGTTCTTTATAAATTTAATGCTGCTGCTGGTGGTATTATTGTCCCTAGGGGTTGTTCTGTTGTTGGTTCGGACTTACGTAGAACCAAAGTCGTTCCGAAATATGTCCCTTATCCCACAGTACAGGGTAGTCTCGGTATTACTGCTACTAATGAACCTACTACTGCTGGTATTTTTAAACTCACAGGTGGTTGCTACTTCTGGCAACAGTCGTTCTTTGACGGAGATACCAACGGAGTTTACTACAGGGCTGATGACATAAGCACTATTGCACCAAACTTCTCACACCATAAGTTAACGTGTTTTGAGTTTGCTAATATAACTGATCTTAATCTGTATTATCAGAAGATCTCTAAAGCATATGCAACTATACCTGACTCTTCAGGTGTTGTCGCACAAGACCAATTACAGGCAAGAGTCGAAGAGAACAGGATTGTTGGTCCTATCTCCGACGAATTTGCTGTATCACAAATAATCCGAAATGGACAAACCGCCACAGCATTCACAGTGGATGCGTTGGGCAATCCGAAGAACCATGGATTCTCCGTGGGTGTCGCTGTTAATATATCTGGGGTTACTGGTCCTACTGAGCAGGATCAACTCCTCTATAATGGTTCATTCTTGGTAACATCTGCACAAGGTAACCAGTTTACCTATCAGATGTCAACTGAACCATCTGGTAATGCTATCGGTTCCAACATTCTTGTTAAGGTCGAAATCGATACGGTTGACTCAGCATCACCATATGTCTTTAACTGTTCACTAAGATCAGTTTGGGGTATCAATGGTATGCATGCTGATGGTGATGAAGCGACTGGATTTAAGTCTATGGTTGTTGCCCAGTTTACGGGTATATCACTCCAAAAAGATGACAGAGCGTTCGTACTATACAACCAAAGTACTGGAGCATATGAAGCACAACCTGCGGGATCTGGTGCTCATATTAATGGACTATCCGAGTATAGAAAGGGTTGGAGGCATCGTCACATTAAAGCATCGAATGATGCGTTTATCCAAGTCGTCTCGGTGTTCGCTGTTGGTTTCGGTGATCACTTCTTCTCCGATAGCGGCGGTGACTTGTCTATCACCAACTCAAACTCAAACTTTGGTAACACTTCTCTCCGAAGTAAAGGATTTAAGAAAGCAGCATTCACAAAAGATAAAGCAGGTGAATTAACACACGTTATACCACCAAAGTCTTTAAGTGATGTTACTGAGATATCAATCAACTGGGTTACTATTGATATCAATGCAACTAGAGCAGAAGCAGACGCATCTAGATTGTATCTCTATGGATATACTAGCCAATTAGGTAGACCACCTTCGAAGATTCAGGGTTATACTGTTGGTGCTAGAAGAGATGATGTCAATACACCAGATAAAATCTATGTTGCCCTGGTTGCCTCAGGTGCCTCAGAACCAACGACCCATTATGCAGACGTTAACCCTGCAGGTCCTACAGTTACTGGTACTAGAGCAGGTGATGATGAGAACCCAATCAAGTATGATACTAATAGAAACCAATGGTACGTACAGGTAGATAGTTCTGCTAACACAATATATACTACACTACAGGCAAATAACCTGTATCAGAACTTAGGATTCACACCTACTACATTTATTAGAAGGGTACCCGATGCTAGAGACCTTAATGACAGAACCTACAGATTTAGGTATACTCTCAATAAAGACGCATTCCCAATCCCAAGACCTCCTATTACTGGTTTTGTTCTGCAGCCTCGCTCTTCGGAGACCAATAGCCCTGCCTACAGTAAGACCTACTATATCTACGATGTTGAGACACACCAAGAGTTTGAGCGTGGTGTCAAAGACGGTATCTACTACCTCACACTACTTTCTGCATCAGTCTCACCAGCGACATCGAACTTCGATGATTTCGCCTTCTCACAGGCAACAATAGATATATACCCTGCATTTGACAGAGACAACCCAGTTGCTGACCCTGCTGCTGCTGTATCTGTTGCAGATAATGAAGTATTGGGTGTGGTTAAGACCACTGATGGTGCTACACCAACACCTAATGAGAATAAGCAACTTTCTATCACTAAGGAGACAACACAGTTCTTACTCTTAGAGACAGAGAATAACCTAGGATATAACACTACATCCAACTCACTGAATGGAATATTAGTTACTGCTAGGTTAGGTGATGAGGAAGAAAGAAAGATTGCACTGAAACTTAACACAGACCAGTCTGTTGCTCCACTACAGATAGAACTTCGAAGATATTCTATTCTGAGAGCATCAGGTCACACGTTTGAGTATCTTGGATTTGGTCCAGGTAACTACTCAACTGCATTCCCATCTAC